ACGAAGAAAAAGAAAACAGTCATTTTACATTAATCATTTAGTCGGAAAAAGTTTTTTTTCAGTCTCTCAGACAGATGGACTAAAATTGAAATGCCAATCTTAATTGCAGTTTAACAAGAAAAACATTATGTCAGTGTGGTCATAGAGGATTTTAAGACTTAAACCTTTGTTGTATGGGATTAAAATCGAGTTTATATGACAATCACTAATTGGTTGATGATTTTGGTTTCCAAATATCTTCTCCAATATTCGTATGGTTTGGCCAATCAATGCCTGGCGACTCTTGAATTTGATATTCTTTGACATAATTGTCTCCTCTCCAATTCTCAAATAGAGCCTCCAGCTAGCTTGGTAAACGGGAACATTCGTTCTTTTCACTCTCACATCTTTTGGTTTCAGTAGTTTGACATTTAAACCGTCATGGATAACCCAATTACACCAAGAAAAAAGGTCTTTTGACTCAATTGTGTAAGAAATCCAGTAATAAACCCCTATTAAGAAAGAAAAAACTTCTTCTAGTATATTATTTGAAGGTAAATGATAGAGACTCAAGATAGTCTTTGACGCAACAGGCAAAGTAGACTCAAAAACTAACCCCATGAGACTCACAGCAAAATTCAATCCCTGTCTTTTCATTACGTAGTTCTCAACACTCTGGGCAATTGAGACAGCAAGACCACTCTCTAAACCCACACAGACTAGTAATGTGCTTAGTTCAATTGAAGGATTTGCTAAGATCTTCTTAGGTACACCACATAACATGTTTTGTTTCTTCATAGTCAGTGCTCTCTTAAACTCATCTGTATCTGACCAGAAGCAAAAGATATTCTCCCAGTAGTTCCCCAAAACCTCATAATCCACATAACGATCCGCCAAAGGAGTATCTAATAGCTCATAAAAAACTAAGTAGACCTCTGATGTAAAAGTGGATGACACATCTGTTTGACACATCCAGACCTCTTTGAATAATGACCTCATTTTATCTAGTATATTCTTTCGGTTAGAACCCATTAGTCTGGAGTAGTAGGTTTTGAAGATCAAAGTCCCTTTTACAGACAAAAGTCCAATTCCACGAGTCACAACCAAGGTCTCTATTTTATCTATCATCTCATCATCTCTCACTTCCATGTCAAAAATTTCTAAGTTGATTTGCATTTTGTTATTAGCTACTTCTTCCTCAAAATAATCCCATGTAATTGGAAGAGATAAGTCACTAGGTTTACTCCACACTGTTTTCCAATTTACACATCTGTCTTTAGTTGGACCTAATTCAAATATAGCTTGAGGAGGGCTTGGATGGCTTCCTTTAAAATCTATTCCTTCAAGTTCTAATAAACTATTAAAAATAACCTTGTTGAGTGGATGAGCTCTGCAGACATAAGATGATATCCCTCCCGATCCATCGCCACCAATTAGTGCATGAACCCTATCTATCTTGAAGTTTTTTAAGATAGACCGAATCTTGTAATGGGCTCCTGTTGCATATTGAAATAACCTCAACCCACTAATTAACGGGCATTGTCTCCTTGGTACAGTCATTATGACTTTAGGCATCGGCAGTTCAGTATAGGCAACGTAATAATTGTGCACCTGAAAGGAAGCTTCTTCTCCCCAGTTTAACTCCCTGGACTCACTGTCGACTTCAACTTGTACCATCTCTTTAACAGCATGTCTCACCTCAGAGTCTGATGATTGAACATGCTCTTTGATAAGCTCAACTATTTCCATAGGCCACTCATCATTCTTGATTTTGATGTACAATTCCTGCAATCTCTTGATATTTTGTTGCACTAGTTTAGGTTTTTTTCCTTCAATAAGTTCTTTATGAGCTAAAACAGACAAAACAGTTGATCCTGCATTTTCATGTGCTTGTGTGTCAGCAAATAACCAAATCGTCTTCTCCCTAGTTGTTAATTTTCTAGATCTCACACTCTGAAACATCAAAGACTTCAAGTAGTTTCTACCTATCGCTCCTAGATCGATATTGTTAAGTGGATAAGAAGATGGTATCTTATGAGGTATACTCATGACTTCATTCAAAAGATTGTTCTGCCTCAATAGCCCCAAAAATGATACATTCATACTCAGACACTCCAGAGCATAATAGATGGATCCCCAGAGAGCTTGCTTGGGTTTTTTAAGTTCAATGATGTTTCTCCGATGAGCAAGTTGTAAACTACATCCCCTCTCAATCCCATTCAGTAAACCCAGGAAGAATTCACTTGGAATAAGCTTGGGACCCAAACCCAATGGAAACAAAGATGAGTCCTCTGTGTGCTTATTATGGCTTAGTAACATGTCAACATACAAGAATCCCATGTTCTGACCTATGTGGAAGACCTTATTCCCTATTGGAAGAGTTTCCCAGTTAGCATTCTTAAAAGTCAGTTTGACTTTCTCTTTTGACCAAGAATTTGGATCACTAGGTATCCAAGTTTTAAGCAGGTGATCAACTTTCCTGACTGGTAATACCCACTGAGACTCCAGAGTCGGTTCTTGGATTTCTCTAATACAAGAAAGACAATTAATATGGAAATGACCATTCACTGGATAGGGATTTTCCCACCAAACCATCGACATCAATGCTTGAGAAAGCACAATCAATGACTGAAACATAAAATCATAGTTTTTTCCTGTTAAGTTGCAAAGTGTGTCTGTTGTACATATCATCCAAGAAAGTACTCCTGGGCTCATGGCTGAGTATCCACCACTACTTACTCTAGATGTTGTGAACCTATGGATTGCTGATCCTGTCCTCTTAAATCCAGGAGTTGACCCACTCCAATCAATTCCAGTCAAAGCTTCTAGATTGGCCATTATTGATTTGGCTAAATTAGAATTGGGGTCTATGAACCATGAGATAGCATTTCGAATCTTAGCTGCTCTCTTTAGTAAAGGTAGTTTGGTCTCTTTTTCCCAAGGTTGCATCAATGATGTAGTCTCAGAAGTTGAAGACCCTAAATAGGGAGTATAAGGACCTCTTTGGTAAGAACACCTCAACAAGCCCTTCGGTATCATGACTGTTAGATGATCATCCATTTGAGAATCATTTTTTCTGCAAGAGTCACAGTAATTATTTAAGTTTTGGGGTGGTCCTAAGAGCTCAATTGGGTGAGGGATGGTAGTTCCTAGTACTTTGGTTCCCCAAGATATTTCTCTTAAAGTATCTGCCAATTTTGATGAACACTCCCACATGTAAGGCCGCTCCTTAGATTTGACAATTTTAATCAAAGATGCCAAACCTATTATTTCAGATTTGAGCACAACTTCATCCAATCTAACTGGGTATTTTTTCTTGAATTGGTTTCTAATAGTTTTAGAGTTTTGGAAGAGACCAATGACACTCTTGGTTATCCCATAATAAGTGCACTCCATAAACTCACTCAGAAATCTCGGAAACAATGGAGTCACATTTCTTGCCCAGGCAAAGAGAGATCCTTCCTCATCTGCTAAATATTCTACTGCATCTCTTATAATTTTGTTGTTTATTAATGAACTGTTTGCTATTATAGATTTTTTAATTTCTGTTTTCATCAAATTGGTAATTGATACTCCTCTTTTTAAATTTAGGCTTTCAGGGCTTTCAATCAATTTATCCAAATGTTCAGGTTGGAAATCTTCAAGAGCAGGAAGACCGATTTTAGGGATTAATTCCTTAAGTTCAATATTTGTTGTGTTATTATAAACTGTTTTCCAAAAGGATAAGCTTTCACAGACAGGATCAGGGAACATCCTTATTAAGAATCGAGTCAAAGAAGTCCCTCCTATGCCTCCCAAAGAAGGATCTAAAAAGATTAACAAGGCTCTAAATCTCCAATCTACTAGGATGTTTGAATCTTTGATGAGCTTAGATGGTTTATTACGTAGAGCCGGATTCCATTGCATCATTATTTCTATAGACAAGTTAGCAAAGAAATTGTGCAGAAATATAGGGTTAATTGCATTACCTGATAAGTGACCTACCATTAGGGCATTAGTAGACACTGAACTAATATTTGATGCTAGTGATGGAATCTGATCATTAGTTGAGAAGTTTACTCGGCTCCATCTTTTTGCATGTAACCCTTTAACCGAGCCTCTAAATATTGGGACTTTGCCATAATTTAGGTAATCTCCACTGATCATAGTCTCATCCTCATTTATTAGGAGCCCTAATCTTTCAGTGCCTCTTCTTATCGCCCTCATTACTGCTTCATTATTTTTGACAATATGATCTAATTCAGATATCAATTCTCTTTCATCTTGAGAAGTTTGTAATTTATACATAGTGGATATTGTTTGGTTATCACCTTGGGCTAATATTTTTATACTTGTATTTCTCACCTTAGATTCCCGCTCAATCACCAAGCAATTGAGTACAGACCAACCTTTTTGTCGAAGCCCTTCAAACCCTCCGGCTTGACCATCCCAACAAACCAATTCACTGTTGTTTTTAGGCTTTAGAGAATCTCCCTCTACTAGCATCAAATCAGGTCTGGATGCATAATATATTAAGCTTTTCTGAAAAAACTCATGGGTCCTGGTAAATAGATTTGGTAAACCAAAGCATTGTCCCATAACTTTAAATACATGGCAATTAGACTCATATCTTTGATGATTGTTCCATTTCTGATAATCGATGTGATTTGCAATTGAGACATAGCTATAATCATCTAATCCTTGTCCGTTAGAATTTGTGAGCATTTTCTTCATTACTTCTTGTAGATCATCTGCCATTGTCAATCCTTTAAACCTGGGGACAAAAAATGTTTTAATCAAGTATTCAGTACACACGAAATATTCCCTCAATTTCCATGACATTAAGGAAAAAAACCTACCTATGATTTTTTGTTCTCTCTCTTTAGGCTTCAACCCTATCACTAAATCATCTAAATCTAGGCCTATGTCATTTATTTGTCTTAAGAATTCTCCCCAATTTGTTGCCTCTTCTTTCAAGAGAGTTTGAAGTACTCGTCTTGTGGGAATTGGTTTGTCTGGATTAGTCCTAACATGTTCTAAAACTTCACTTCTACTCATTGAATGGGCTTTGTCTGAATATATAGTGGAAGGCTCGATAAAATCTGGGATGTCAAACATTTGGATGATCGGAAGTTTGTGCCAATTGTCTCCGAATTGATTTATAGAATGTGGGTTAGGCCATGTGTCATTCATGATATGCTTGTACAAAATGTTATTTTTGTCGATTAGAGCTTTGTTAACAAACCATTTCTTTTTTTCAAAAAACCTGCCCTTTAACATCTTGAAAGCCAAATCACTTGCTAATTGTTGAGCATATTGATCATCTATGTTTTTCTCCATTGTAACTTGTTCATGGAGTTTCCGAAGCCCTTCTATATATTCAATATGAGGATGACCCCAATGTCGAAATATTGAATAATATATTAGTACCATTTCTACCTCATTTTCTGCTAGTATTTGGTGATACATCTGACTTAAGGTGCCGAATTCATCATCTTCCTCCAAAACACTATCATTCACATGTCTCTCAAAATCTTGTGAGAGATTGAGCAGAGGCCGATATTTATGAGCCAACTTGCACAACTGGAGGTTACACATGGGTTCTATCAATTTTAACCCGGTATAACCAGAGTTTCCTCTCCTAGATATTATTTGATCTCCAAGACTGTATAAGTTAACTAAATCTTCTAATTTTGTCACTTGAAATGGAGTTTCAATATTCAGAGCCATGCTACATAGAGTTTGGAACCGAGAGATGGTCAAATCTTTCATCATTAAAATTAAATTCCTATCAAATATAAACCCATGGTTTAATGAAACCATAAATTGTTCAACAATAATTACATCTCCAAAAAACAAGCTCTTGATCTTAAATCCAAAGATATTGTTACTCAATTTTACTAATTGTCCTCCAAAATTTTCTTTTAACTGAACCAGTTCCTTGTGACCAGTTTTGTTCATAATCAGTGTTAGTAAGTGAAAGTCCCAGAATATTTCCCCATACCCCCACATCTCTTCAGATATTTTGTTATCCAATAACGAAAAGTAATCTAATCCTTGTTTAGCCAATTTGCAGTGTTTGAAAAAAGATTCTGGTATCTCAAGTGTCTGGGTAGCAAATTGAGTGCTAGATTCTACCAACGACTTAAATCGAGTGCTTAAGAATTTGTTTTTGACCATCCAACTGAATAAAAACTTGTGTGGGTGATCCTTGGATTCCCATATCTTAGTCATAATCTTCCCTTTGTTGATAAGCTCTTTAACTACATCCCAAGACTTGATCAAAAAAATGTTCGGAACATCAAATCCATGAATCCAGTGAGAGAGATAGTAGATGTTGTCATTGATAATAGGAGAATTGAGATTATAGTCATACTGGTTCAACAGCTCCATAGAGGGCCCATCATCATCCTGTGCTCCCAAACCTTCATCTGTTATCTCATCCTCTATTTCATAAGATTCAGCCCAATTCTGGTAGCTTTGCTCTTCTTCTTCAAAATAATAATCCATTGTTGTTTTATATTTATATTTATTTTTAAGCATAGGGTTTGATACCTGCCAGTTTTTTTCATGTAAGTGAACTTAAATTGGACGAATTAGATCTTGAGGTCGGCAGCCGATCAATTTTTCATAATCACTAAGTGTCCATCCATTCCAATTTTCATTCTTGGGCAATTGATCATAATGACAGATTGGACCAAATTCTTTCTTAGAATAAAAGGTAGATAACTGGAAACATAACTTGATGTTGCCCCGTAACTTTACCCAAACATAATCAGTAGCTGGCCAATACAGTATGGGGTGACTATCTGTCTCTATAACAGTTTGGACCCATCTAGAAGGATCACTATAAATGGATCTTAGTAGGCTCATTTTGTATTTGAAATTAATAGGCTGAGCTCTTATTGCATTCCATACTCGATTTTTGTTCTCATAATCAGAAAGATGTCCAACCACTAGCTTAACTTTTATCATCTTTGTGCAAGCCATGACGGCTGCTGATTTTTTTCAAGGGATATAATTAATCAAAGACTCATAGTCTATCCCTATCGGATATATATTTAGCTCTTCACACAATTCATTCTTATTAGTAAAGTAGGACTTAACAAATCTTGAAGTTTGAGACCACAGAGAGGGAGGAGGGCTAATCAAGCTTGTTGATGTGAAAATTTTCACCATCAATTCAAAGTCTGATGTTCGAATTATCTCATTTCTCTTCCTTGTAATATGTATCAAATTGAAGAATTTGGTATATTCTTGAACTATACTTTCTGCTCTTGTCTCCAAGCTATTTAACACGCATAACTTTTCTCCATCAGAATATCCTCCATTTCGGAGTATCTTAAAGAGATCTGGGTGGCCAAAGGGATTCCCTTTCAAGACTCTTACCTTTGCTTTATGGATATAACAGTATTCAGCCATAATGGCTGCTGATTTTTTTCTAGTTATTATAAATCCAATTTGGTCTTAAGCCTGGTCTTTCGTTGTAGTCTTGCTTGTCTTATTCTGGATATGATTGACGTTTTCTTCCTCTTTACATGAACTGACTTGTTCTTTTTACATTTACATACCCGGTAACACTTGATAACTAATATAGCAGTCTTAAAAACAATAATTATCAATTTTAAAATCACCATAACAGCAACAATCACTAGTATATAGAATAGAATTTGTTTGAAAATGGAGCTTAACATATTTACATACACTTCTAACTTCTCTTTGAACTCTTTAAAGATATTAATAAGTTGATCAAATCTATCTCTGATATCAAACATTTCCAAAGAAACCCCCGTTAACATTCCCATGTGAGGTCTTGTTATCAACCATTCTGTTTGATTCTGAGTTATACTTATTCATCCTTTCTACTGATTTAGGTTTTTTCTTTTTAAGCAACCAGTCAATTACACCACACTTCCTCATTAAGAGGACAATCACCAAGAAAAAGACTGATGTCACTCCCCACCAAAGTAATGAACTTGTTCCTTGAAAGAAAGAACTGACTGTTTTTCCAATATTGTTCACAAAATGAACTGTCTCCTCAACTATATCAGTCCTGTTCAATCGGGGATCTAGAATCAGAATCTTTTCAATGGCATCTCCAATTGTTGTATAATTACCGATCTCTTCCTCTTCTATCAAATGATAACCAATTGGGGTGTATAATGTATTGTCAACTGACTCACTTGTGATCTCATCTACTGGTAAAACAAGTACATTTCCAGTCTTCAAATACCCATTCACTGTCATGGTGAATCTATTGATGTCATTTGATTTATTTCCCTTTGTATGTTGAAAATCAGTGAGATTTATATAGATGTGATCACCTTGCAATGTCATTCCTACATTAATTTGATCAGACTGTTTTGTTATATTAAATCTATCGGACTCCAATAAAACAAATTGATACATACATTCCTTTTGTTCTATCATGTAGTTGTTTCCCCCCCCCATCACAGGTCCATTTCCTTTTTGTTTAGCAGAGAACCTATAGTATGATTGCAACCCAGGTCTATCTGATATTAAGTAACTAATATCCATTGGGGTTATCACAGACCCACTTATCAGCTTGGTGAGGACTTCTGTGCACTTGTAATGTTTTAGACTTAATCTATTTTTAAACTCACTATCTTGGTTGACTGCGTGATGAAGAGTAATCAAAGACTTTTTTCCACACTCTGGCAAGAAATCCAATGCAACATTGTGACCAGATTTTATCCCCCACCATTCTCCATCGTTGAATCGGATACCCGGAACATCACAGAACCGAGTCCAACATGCATTTTTTGTAGATCTCATTCCATAAGTGGCAGATTCTATGAACTCGAGATAAATTGTTACCTTATCTGACACCTTTTTCTCTGAGGTATGAGTCTCCAAAGCAAATATATCACTTTGTCTCCATCTGTCTAAATTGCAAGTTCCTTCAAGAGGAACTGGGTTTTTTCCAATCCATATCACATGTTGGTGAATTGTTGGGCATGACTTTTCATTACACTTCCCTCCTACAAATAATGGATCAACTTTACTATACTGGTAAAAATCAAAACGGACATCATGAGGATGAAGGGTTACAAATTCTTTTGAGCTTCTTGAGTTAGCATTCCAAGCACATTCAGCTGGAGGGAAGAAAGGGTCTACATAGGTTCCTACTTTCTCTTTTGCGAGTGCCATCAAACATTCCATTTCAACTACTGGGGATGACTCAACATAGTTTTTAACTGTTGTAGACCAATACCAAGCCTCCGTACACTCTGTAACCCATGTCTGTTTCTGACACATGAATCCAGGGATAATGTTATGCTCAATTTCTTCTGGATGAACAGCAGTTCCTATAACAGTCCTTCCTCCTCCATACCTGTCATGTTCATAAAATGTTGGACACCTAATGGCATATGGATTTATTACTTTCCAATTGGTTAAGCAATTGACTGGCATATTTACAACCCCTTCAAACTCATTTCCTGAAACCCAATCAAAGTCCTCAAGCTTGAGCTCTGGTTCTTTTTGATCATCAATTTCAATTACAGGATGTGATTGGTTTTTTATTTGAATAGACGGCTTCACTATATTATAATGAACCTCCTTAGGATCAATTGGTTGGATGACAACCCCATTCCCTATTTGATCAAGTTTTGTTTTTTGTGTCTTTCTCTTGTTCCTAACCAACCTATTGATCCGAAAGTCCCACAATATCCCATCAACCTCATTAATCCCCAGGAGTAATAAGGAGAGTGATATCCACAAAAACCATCTTATCAAAATCATCTTTGAGGTGTCTTTTATAGAGAAATTTAGGTATCAAAATTATCAATTGATTCTTTAGAATGAAGTGAATGATTTTTTGTTAATTTTATAGTTCAGAGTTTGACCTCTGCTGATTTTTTTCTTGTTATTAGTTAGTCCTCAGTATCAATTGGTTTTGCCCATCTCCATAGTATTTGCATTGTAAGTCTCCCAATACTTGAGATAACGGTGGAACATTGGACCCATTGGCCATTGGTATATTATAGACAGTCATATAAGGTGTACCCTTTCTTTTGACAATTTTACCAACAAAATTAAACACAACACTAAAAGAGTGACCCATCCTCTTGGTGTTAAATGTCAAACATGTTTTATTGATGTGGGGAGTAAGGGGGTTACTAACATTGAATGTCAATATATCACAAATTGAAGATTGATATTTCACACGATCTCCACTACTTGATTGTTTAAAATGTACTGCTAATAAAGCATATGTAGCTAATATTATCTCTTTCCATGTGTAAGACCCCTGATATTCATCTATAACCCCATCTAATACTTTGATTAGTTGTTCATAGCTTTTGAAGTGAAAAGTGGTGTGTATGCAGAGTTCTGCATCTATCTCCAAATTAACAAAAATATCATCAGTGTAAGGCGGTGGATCAGGTGCAGACGGGATTTCACAAGGAAAGAGCCCCGACTGACCCTCAAACACCCACGAGGGTTGATCATTTCCTCTCCCAAAGGGAACAATTGCCTTCTCGGGCTTTTGTTTTTTCTTGAACAAAGTCAGCATGATTGCTGCTGATTTTTTTCTTGTTAAACCCACATGTGTTCAAATGGGTTAACATTAGACATTTGGCAAACATCTCGCCAATCTCCATCACTAGCATCAGGGTCTGAGTTCAGAAATTGAGTACGAATCGAGGTCCCAAACCCAATTGATGGGTACAAGCTGATAGAAAAGTGAAAGCTTGTCGGTTTGGTGTGAGTAGTTGTGACGACAAAAGTCTTAGTGAATAGCAACTTATCTGTTAAATTGATATATGGTTCATGGTGTGTGACTTTATGAGTCCATCTTATCTCAGAGAAGCCTACCCATTCAAATGTTCCAAACACCCTTCTTGTTCTCAACCTTTTTAAGAGGGTGGTACAAGCAATTAATACTAAATTCCTTAGGAATCCATGGTAATCTATGTCCATGAACAATTGGTTTAATATTCTGACTTGGTATTCATGTGAATAAACTTGCAAACCTGGGGTTGTTCTTAAAGAGCCATAAATCTGAGTTACCTCCATTATGAGCTCTGCTGATTTTTTTCATGTTAACAATACAAGTTATGTCTATAAAAAATCCACATCTTTTTATACAAGCCGATAGATTTTAACAAATTTTCAAGCACATCATGTTTATTATAACCTTTTGTATTACTCAGTAACTCAAGACTCCCACCATTGGAGTTAATATGATCCCAAGTTAAAGTGAATGATCCATTTCCAGTAATTCTTTTTAATAAGATCCCTTTTTCCAAATCTTGGTTGACACTTTCTTGAAGAGCTCCCATAAGACACCCGGTCATGACCTTATCACCTGACTGAGGTGTAGTATTTTTCTTAATTGAAAGATCTGATTGATTGTCAGGTCTGGCATTTTTGAGAAAGTTTATCACTTCAGTTGGCTGTACCGGGGTCCTTTGTGCAACATCACAATTCAATTTTACATACTTCTCACTTGCTGTTGTTTTAATCTCAACTTCCACCAAACAAATTAACCCATTTTTCCTCAACACGTTTCTAACCTGTTTTTTCATACATTCTAATTGATAAGGAGTTGTTTCTAATGGGAGACTAAACCACCCTTCATCTTCATCTATGTATTCTTTATCACCCTTGCTTGAGTAACCCCAATCGAGATCATCAAGTTGTTCCCCTTCCTCTTTGATTTGCAAAGAAGTCATAACTTCTTCCTCAAATACTTCCTCATCATGATCACCCATTTTAAAACTCTTAGACAAATTATCCCAATTAACTCCTGATGAGAACTTCTTAGGTTTTTGGTAAGCCATGATGTGCTGCTGATTTTTTTCTAGTTACATGAAGACTTCAGAGATATGCTTTCCAATGGATCCAATTCTAACATTTGTCAACTTCCTGGCTGCATCCTTGGCGAAGTCCTCCAACGGTGCTGGAAGTTGGAAGTCATTAGCCTTCAAGTACAAGAACCAATCAAGAGGATCTTTACCAGCTGGAGGTTTTTCTGAAAGATCTAAACCATTATCTGTATTGTTTGCCAATTCATCCAATTTGATGTTACCATCAATTAGATCCTTATTTTTAGTGAACTGAATGTCACATTCGAAGTTCTTGCTGTATACAAATGCCACAACAACTCCATTCATTCTGGTATTGACCAAGTTAGACTCATTGACCATCCTAGCATTCTTTCCTCTTATTGACATGAGGAGTGTACAGATGATATGACACCAGGTGTAAGTGTTTGGGCAATTGGATGCAGAATATGGTGATTTAAGAGATAACCCCAAGTCCATCATATAAGGTGTGTAAGAATCACATTTATCTATTTCTTGACCTGGTTCCATCAACATATTGGCCTCTCTAGAAAGAGCAGATGTGAACATCCACCCAAACACATCATCACCCTCCATTCCTGTAGTCTCTCTCAAGTAATCCAAAGACAGTAGGGCCGCAAAATCTCTATATCTAGTAGTAACGGATCCATATCTAATAAAAGAATAAGTAGATTCAGGGAATTTGCAATAGAACATATCTAAAACTGCAATAATCTTGCAATATGATCGATTAGCAAGCCAAGACTTGTATGACAATTTTGGTGATACTAGCTGCACTTGCAAATTAGAAACAGCACTGATTTGAACTTTAAGCCGTTCAAAAAGAGAAGCTTGATAAGCGGCATTGTTAGCTCTAGAATGCCGATAAACATAAACCAAGTAGAGCGCCATCCAAGGGTCATCTTCTGGAGTTGCAGTGTTGTCTCCAGTTCCATCAATTATAGGATCATCCATCTCAGAAACGTCCACCAAGGAGAAAGGGTTGATATCCTCATCTTTAGTACCAATTGTTACACCGAAACTAGCCCATTGCTGGTCTAACCTCTCCTTTTGTTCCTTAAATAACAGGAACAAGTATCTATTAACATGTTGAATCTTGATGTCTGATTTTAAGATTCCAGCTTTGATGATTTGTCTCACAGTTGGGAGGTCCAATTTCTTTTGTCCAATTGTCAAGCTGGGCTTGGAATTTAAGTGATTTTTGAAATACTCACTAGGATACTGAGGCGGGACCTTATCACTAGGAGAAACATACTTGATAACAGATTTGTTGCTTAATGAGAACATTTTTTTGTGAATCCTTGATGGACTGCTATCCCTTCTCAATCTACTAAATCAACTATTTTTTCTTTCTTTTCTTCGT